GGATGCGGCGCGTCGACATGCTCCGTCAGCCCGTCGGCGCTGCCAGCGCCGGCTGCTTCCGCCGCTCGGCGATCTTCTGCTGCGCCATCGCGGCAACGGTGTCCTCGCGCTCGATGAGCGTGCCGGCCTCCCGCCAGAGCGCGGCCAGGCGCGCGTCGTCTAGGCAGTCGCCGACGGTGCGTTCAGGGTCTGTCAGCGCGGTGCGGACCAGGGCATAGTACGCAACGCGGTGCCGGGCGGGGCCGAGACGGCGCTTGCTGGCCTCGATCGCCAGGTCAAGCTCGTGCTGGCGTGCGGCCTCCAGGCGGATCTGCCGGCCTCGGGCGATCATGATGGGCTGCCGGAGCCAGTCGAAGCCGGAGCGCTCGCTCGGCGGCGGCGTGAGCAGTCGCCCTCGCACCGCCGGACGCAGGTCGTTCGCCGACGGACGGACGACCGACTGCACGGCGCGCGCGGCTGACGCCAGCCTGGCGGTGCTCGCGCGCTGGGTCTGGAGTACCGAGAACCCGACCTCATAGACCATGGGGCGCAGATGCTCCTCCAGGAACGCCGCCAGCAGCTCGGGGTTGTCCTTGACGGATGCCGTGACCTCGTCGGCGATCAGCGGTAAGTTGATCTCGTCGAGCGAGTCGGTCAGCTCCTCGAAGAGACGGCGCACGGCGGAACGACTCGAGAGCATGGTCCCTCCTTACGGGTTGGCCGTCTTGATGCACGCGATCTGGAGCGCGCGGTGGTAGCAGCGCACGCCGTCGGCGTCGAAGCCGGTCGCTGTGACGGAGGCGAAGATCAGCCAGAGGATGTAGACCAGCACGGCCACGGCGACGATGAACGCGGCAAGTCCCAGCAGCATGGCGCCCGCGCTCGCGGTGCGTGCGGCCTTCGACAGTGGCTCGTGGACGACAACGGACTGCGGCTCGTGTGCGTGCATGCGTGCATCCCCCTAGGCGGAACGTGTCAGCTCGGCGGCGTCGGTGATGGGTGCCAGCGCGCGGCGACAGCGTGGGTGTTCGAGTGTTGGCGGCGCCTGGTCGAGCGGGAAGACGCGGCCGTCCATCGCGCGACACGCCTCGTCGTCGTCCCGGCCGTCGTGGACGCGGACCCCCACCACGACGCCGGAGGCTCTGTACGACGCGAGAGCAGCGTGGTTCTGCGACGTCCCGAGCTCCGTCCGCGCCACGGTCTCGGCGCGGGCCTGGCCGAACGCCGGCAAGTCCCGGAGCCGACGCGCCAGCTCCGGGATACCCTCACCGGCCTGCTGGCCCTCGATCAGCGCCGCCTGCACGGCCGCGCGGGTCGTGTCGGTGATGCCGACGATGTTCTGCCCGCACCGTCGCAGGTACTCGCGTGTGCCCGGGTCGTCCAGGTCGAAGGCGATCCCGAGCTCCGAGACCACCAGGCGGCTGACCTCGCCGAGCACGCGGAGCTGCAGCGGCGTCAGCGTCTCGCCGAGCAGGACGGCCTCGCCCTCGGTCACCAGCTCGGCGGCCGTGTCGGCGCCAGCCTGCAGCCGCCGCATGACGCGACGCTGCTGCTGCGTGAGGAAGGCGACCAGCTCGCGCTCCCAGGATGGCAGCTCATCGGCGCGCAGGTCGCCGTACAGGCCCGGCAGGTCCTCGGCGGCCTTCGACTCCGTACGAGAGACCGGTCGTAATATCGCTCGGCTCGCGACCCGCCGAATATCCTGCGAAGTATTCGGCGTCTCATTCACAGGTCGCGCCTCGTAGCCGATCTCGGCGCGGGCCTCATCGGTCGTCAGGATGCCGGCCTCGACCAGCGTCTTGAGCCGGGTTGCGGCGGCGTTCTGGTCGTCGCCGAGCGCTCTGACCTCGCTGGTGTCGAAGTCGACGACGGTGCGCCCCGAGGCATCGAAGTCCGGGACCAGTTGCAGCGTGATCTCGGCGGAGATGGCGCGCCAGAGCGGGATCAGCTTCTGCTCGGTGAACATCTCTCTCGCCTCGCGGACGTTGCTGTACGTCGCGCGCTGCAGGCCCGCACCGAGACCTGCCACGATGGCCGGCACCCCGAGCACGGCCGAGATCCGCTCCTCCGGGACGCGGTGCAGGATCTCCATGTTCATCTGCTCCGGCGAGAAGCCGAGCGCGTCGAGCCGAGCTCCCGGCGAGAGCACGGCGGCCCCGCCGACGTTGTCGCCGCCGTACGCCGCCTGAATCCTGGCCTTGAGCTGATCGGCCGTCGCCTGGTCGATGGCCGCCGCCTCCTTGTCGAAGGAGAGCGTGAGCCCGTTGATCGCCAGGTTCGCGAGCAGGCGGTCGGCGTAGCGCGTGGCCTGATCGTCGGAGCTGATCTCACGGAGCAGCCGCTTCAGCGGGCTCATGCCGATGCGATGGTCGCGGTCGTCGAGCCCGTATCGGAAGTGGACGATGTCGCCGGGCCGGATCAGCTCGGCCGACGCGCCGCCCGCCGCGTAGCGATAGTGGCTGATGAAGTCGCCGGACCCGCGCACGGTCTCGACCGTCATCCGCGATGGCGAGATCGGCCAGAGCTCGACGACGGGGCCGGTCTCCGGATCGCCGGCCCTGAGCTTGCGCCAGTAGGCGTTGCCGTGTACATGGAGGGACGTGGCGACGTAGCCGAGCAGGGTGTCCAGGCTCATGTGCGGGTTCGGGTGCTCGAGCAGGTAGCCGAGATCGCCTGGCGGCGCCTCGACGCGCTCGCTGCCGTCGGCCCGGTAGACGCACAGCTCGGGCTCGGCGATGGCGCTGGCGATGGCCTGGAGGCAGGCGGCGACCGCGCTGTTCATGGCGGCGCCGCTGCTGCCATGCTCGTAGCTGAACTGCCAGCCGGGCGGCGTGTACGTCAGCGTCGTGACCTGGACCGGCGGCGCCGCGAAGGCCGACGGCGACGACTTCGCCGCGATCATGCTCGCATCGGATGTGATGCTCGGCAGCGCGTCCCAGCCGCGCCGCTTGCTCAGCGATGTCGGCCCGAGCCAGTCCCAGAATCCCATGACCGTGCCTCCTGCCTCAGTACACGTACACCGCGCGTGCATCCTTGACCATCAACTCCGAGAGCGCCCAGACCAGCGCGTCGAGCCGGTTGGGCGACCGTCCGCTCTCCGGCGTCCACTGCGTGAGCTCGTCCTCAAGCTCAGGATACACGTCGCAGTGGGATACCCGACCCTGCTCGTAGAGCGCCGCGACCGGCTGCGCCCTGACGGCTTTGCCCCGGCTCGCGTGCACCGCCTTGTACGTGACGCCGGTGACGCCCATCGCGGATGCCGCCGTGCGGATGACCGCCTGGACCATGTCGCCGCCGTAGTTGGCCTCCCCGACGATGGCATCGGCCTTGAGATCGACGTACGCCTGGACGGCTCTGCGGCCCCAGCCGTCCGGCGAGAGCCGGCACGAGCGGTCAGCCAGCACGTACCCTCGGCCGTCTGCTCCCAGCCCGCAGACCACGATGCCCTGCTCGTCGTTCTCAGGGCCGCTCCCGCCGCTCGGATCGACCGCGACCACGACGCGCGCCAGATCGGCCGGCGCTGGCGCTCGGACGATCATCTCATAGCGCCACAACGCCCCATCAATGCCGTCGATCAGCTCCCCGCCGAGCTCCTGCCGTCCGAGCCGAGTCCCGGCGTACCGTTCGTAGTAGCGCGCCCGGACGCGCTCGGCCAGGTACGGGTTGTCAGCCGTGGTCGCTCGCGTGACCGCGACGTGCGCGGCGTCAGCGACCAGCGCCTTGATCAGCGTGCGCGGCTTCGGCGTCGTCGAGGCGACCGCGCGGGGATGGGGACCGAGCCGGAGCCCGAACTGGAGATGGTCGTAGCAGTCGTCCAGCTTCGGCCACGCTGCCAGCTCCTCGAGCCAGGCCCAGCAGCGATTCCCGCCAGCCCGCAGCCGCTCCACGTCCTCGGGGCCGTACGCCCCGAAGAGACGGGCTTCCGCGCCGCCGGGCCAGACCACGAACGTGCCGCCCATCCGCGAGACCAGGCGCACGGCGGGGTTGTGCTTGCGGAGCCCAGACGGGCCGTTGACGCACGACTCGGAGGCGTCCCCGAGCGTCGGCGCCACGATCGCTACCCGGTGCCCGCCAGGGACGCCCGGCAGGCACGGCGGCCCGGTGACGTGCGCGTTGGTCGCGGCCGACGCCGCATCAGTCTTGCCGGCCCCGCGCCCGCCGAGCAGCAGCCAGACGTCCCAGTCGCCCGGCGGCGGGACCTGGTGCGGGCGCGGCGTCCACGGCTCGGTGCTCGCGTCGAGCGAGAGCGCAGCACGGGCGGCGACCTGCAGCGCCTCCCACTCGGCGCCGGCGAGCGGCATGGCTGCGACCATGGCCGACGAGTAGCGCGGCATCAGCGCTCGGCTCCGCTCTCGGCCGCGACGATCTCGGCCGCTCGCTTGACCAGCCAGTCAGGGTCGGCGCCGGTCTGCGCGGCGACCCGCTCGGCCGCGCGGCGGACCTCGATCTCGATACGGTCCACCTTGCCCCACTCCGCATGCCGCCGCCGCTCCAGCCACCAGGCCGACGCCTGCCAGGTGCCGCCCTCGGCGGCGTCGGTGATGTGCCCCACGGCCTTGATCTCCGCCTCTGCCTCCGCGCGCGTAAGAGCGTCGCGAAACGTCGCGAAACGGGCCAGCCAGACCGAGATTTTCGACCGATGCACGCCGGCCGCCTCGAATGCCGCCGTCCGTGTGGCCCCGCGACGGATGGCGTCGAGGATCGCCTTTTCGCACGCCGGCGTCAGCTTGCTTGGGCGGCTCACGATTCCTCCGCCGTCTCGGCCATGTCGAGCGGCCGGTAGTCGCCCTCGGCGACGGCGAGCGCGACCGCGAGCACGAGCTCCAGCACGTCGTCGTCAAGGCCCGGCCACGGCCAGTAGCCGGCGGCTGTGAGCAGCCGAGCCCGCGCGAACGGGCCGAGCGCCAGCGCCTCGGCAAGCCTCGCGGCGATCGCGTCGGACGGGTTGGCGATGCCGCGCTCCAGGCGGTTGACGTGCGCGGCGTTCATCCCCGCCCGCCGCGCGAGCACGTTCTGCGACAGGCTGGCCGGGGTCGTCCAGCGCATGCTCCGCCGCGCGCCGCTCGTCTCGACGACGTGCGCCGTCCGGTGCACGCGCAGCAGCTCCCCGAAGCTCGGGCCAGCATGGTCGGCTCTGAGCACGCGCGCCGGCTGCGTCATGTCAGCGTCTCCCTGCAGCGACGACTGCCGCGCGAGCACGGCACGACTCACAGGCGCCGCAGTCGTCCGGCACCCAGAGCAGCGGATCGGGCTCCCCCAGGTAGATTCTGTTCGGATTCTCGCACGGGCGCGTCGTCGCCGCTCCGGGCTCCGACTCCCAGAGCACCTCGATAGGGCCGCCGGCGAGATCGGTCGGCGGATCGTCGTGGAAGTACGCCGGCAGCGCCGCGACCTCGTCGTCGGTACATGCGCGATGCAGGCAGAGCGTCACGTTCATCCGAAACAGTCGTTCCCGCATCGGGTTACCGGCCGGGCCGATGAGCCGGCGCAGCACCGCTGCCGACTCCTTGCGGAGCTGTGGCGACCAGAGCCCGGTAGCTAACGGCTTCTCGGGGTGCAGCGTCGAGCGCCGCGAGATGGAGGCAAGCCACACGGGCTGCCCATACATGGCGTCTGCTCACTTGTTGACCGAGAGCGCGACCGCGACGCCACCGCCAAGCTGGAGCGGGTCGTGCGGCAGCGGCTGGGCGCGCGTCAGCGGGCGGGCAAACGCGCGGTCACGGTACGCTGCGAACCACCGATCTCGCTTGCTCATGGTGACATCCCTCCTAGCGAAGCGTTCTCTCGACGATGTCCCAGTCTGACGGCCGCCAGATGTACGTTTCCTGGCCGCACTCGCGCAGCTCGATCAGCCACGCGAACTGCGCATCGGTGACTCGGGTCCGCTGCGCTTTCAGCTCGACGAACAGCACGCGCGGCCGACGGATCAGCACGAGGTCTGGGAAGCCAGGCTGCGATCGGTCGGATCTGTACGTGTGGTACCAGCGCCAGCGCATCAGCTCGGCGTACTTGAGCACCTGGCCCATGAAGGCCCGCTCGGTCAGCTTCGGGAGCACTGGCAGCATGGTCACGGCGTCGCCCTCCCTGCTCTGCGCTCGGCCACGCGCTGGAGCTCGGCGCGCTCCTGGCGTCGGTGGTACCAGCACCGCCCGTCTGGGCCGGCCGGGCGCAGGCAGTAGCGGCGCGCGTACTTCCCGTCGCCCTTGACCAGGCGCAGGCAGACGTGCTCGGTGAGCGTCGGCCAGGTCGTCATCGAGTTTCACCGTCGGCGTTCCACATCCACAAGTCTCGGTCAGGCTCTACCGTCGGGGTGAGCCTGGCCGTCTGGCGAACCTCGCGCATGATGAGCCACATCACCGGCACCAGGACGCCTGCATACCGG